CTTAAGAACTATCCCTATCTGCTGATCAACCCGATCACTGACTCAAACGGGAACACTGCCCCCGGCGGCCCTGTGGCCTACACCAAGCCTCCTTCCATTCCTCCCTCTATGGCTGCTCTCTTGCAGATCACAGAGGCCGACATGCAGGAGATCCTAGGTTCCCCACAGCAGGGAGACAAGATGGTATCTCACCTCTCTGGCAAGACCGTCGAACTGATTCAGCAACGCCTCGACATGCAGACTTTCATCTACATGTCCAACATGGCAAAGGCCGTGAAACGGTGTGGAGAGATCTGGTTGTCTATCGCTCGTGACATCTTTGTCGAGCAGGGCCGCAAGATGAAGTCTATCGCTTCCAACGGGAAGATGGAGCCCGTCGAGCTGATGAAGCCTATGGTCAACGAAGAGGGCGAGATCGAGTATGAGAACGATCTCTCTGACGCTGACTACGACGTACAGGTTCTCGTTGGCCCAAGCAGTCAGACCAAGCGTGGAGCCACTGTTCGCGCTCTGACTGACATGATGACCCTTACCCAAGACCCTGAGATGACTCAGGTGCTCTCTGCTATGGCAATGCTCAACATGGAGGGAGAAGGGATCGAAGACGTTCGCGACTACTTCCGTAAGAAGCTACTCAGAATGGGTGTTGTCAGGCCGACTGAGATGGAAGCGCAGGAAATGGCTGTCGAGGCCCAGAATGCCCAGCCTGACCCGCAGGCGCAGTACTTGCAGGCAGCCAGCGAAGAAGCCATTGCACGGGCCTCTAAAGCGCAAGCAGACAGTATTCTTGCAGTGGCTAGGGCTGAAGAGGCTCGCGCCAAGACGACTGAGACGCTTTCCAAGGTTAGCACAACTGACCAGGATAGAATCTTTGCGCTTGCTGATCGTTTAACTCAAGCGACACAGCCTCAGATGCAATAATACTTGCATTTATGTTAGTTTTTTGTACACATGAGCACCAACAACACGGCAGAAGATACAGCCACAACGGAAACTGAAGAAGTACTCACGCAGCAGCCAGAGGCCACCCCGGTGGAGCCTGAGCAGCAAACTGAGGAAGCGACAGAGGAAGTAGTGGTAACTATCGCTGGGGAATCGCCGGCCCCCGAGGAGGAAGAGAAGCAGGCACCTGAATGGGTGCGTAACCTGAGAAAGAGCTACCGCGAGTTGCAGCGTGAAAAACGCGAACTTGAGGAAAGACTCAAAGCAGTTTCGCCATCAACAGAGCAAAGTCCTGTTGTTCTTGGAAAGAAACCAACGCTTGAGGCTTGTGATTATGATTCAGACAAGTTCGAGACTGAACTTGCTGGCTGGTTCGAGCAAAAGCGGCAGTCTGAAGAGGCTGAAGCCAAGCAGAGAGCCAAGCAGCAGGAAGAACAGCAGACTTGGCAGAAGAAGCTCGAAACCTATACCCAGGCTAAGACCGGGCTAAAAGTTTCTGACTTTCAAGACGCTGAAGACACTGTGCTCGAAGCTCTGAGCGTAACTCAACAAGGCATCATTCTTCAGGGAGCCCAGAACCCGGCAGTTTTGGTTTATGCCCTAGGCAAGAACCCGAACAAAGCGAAGGAACTGGCTGGAATCACTGATCCTGTTCAGTTCGCGTTTGCAGTAGCAAAACTCGAAACTCAACTCTCTGTGACAAAGAAACAAGCTCCACCTCCCGAAAAACGAATCAACGGAAATGGTAGTCTCGGTACTTCCAACGCTCAGTTGGATCGCTTGCGTGAAGAGGCGGCACGCAGTGGGGACTTTACCAAAGTGCTCGCCTTCAAAAAGCAGTTAAAAAACCAATCCTAATATATGGCTAATTCATTCAGCAAAGAAGAAAGGGTAGCGTTTGAGAACCTCCTTGAAGGTTTCCAAGACGCTCTCGTCCTGTCCCGCAACGTCTCGATCTACAACACCGATCAGACGATGATGGAACGCACCAACAACGTCATCTGGAGGCCGCAGCCTTATATCAGCCGCTCGTACTCGGGCACTGATATGACCTCGAACTTCCTCGACTACACCCAGCTTGCTGTGCCCGCCACAATCGGGTTCAACCAGTCTGTGCCGTGGGTTATGACCGCGACTGAACTGCGTGACGCACTTCAGGAACAGCGCCTCGGTGATTCGGCCAAGCAGAAGCTCGCGTCCGACATCAACGTGGCTGTGATGAACGTGGCCTCCGCGCAGGGCACGCTCGTTGTGAAGCGTTTGTCTGCCGCCTCTGGTTTTGATGATGTCGCCCAGTGCGAAGCCATCTTCAACGAGCAGGGTGTGAACTTCGATTCGCGCTACTTGGCGCTGTCCACTCGCGACTACAACGGCATGGCGAGCAACCTCGCTGGTCGTCAGACGCTGTCTGGCAAGGCGTTGACCGCTTACGACCGGGCCTACATCGGCCAGGTTGCGAGCTTCGACACCTTCAAGCTCGACTACTCCAACCGTATCGCTGCTGCCGCTGGTTCCAGCATCACGATTGATACTCGTGACGCTGCCGTGAACTACCAGATCCCCAAGTCGATCAGCACGTCCCCGACGACCGCTGAACGTCTCAACGTGGACAACCGCTTCCAGACGGTGACCGTGTCGAGCACAACCGGCGTTGCTGCTGGTGACTGCTTCACGATTGCCAACGTGTTTGCGGTGCATCACATCACGAAGCAAAACACTGGCCAGTTGAAGACGTTCCGCGTCATCAGCGTGACCAATGGCACCCAGATGGTGATCAGCCCCGGTATCGTGTCCAACCAGGTTGCTAATACCGCTTCGGCTGAGTACCAGAACTGCGTTGTGACCACGAAGGCGTCTAACGCCGCTATCGTGTTCCTCAACACTGCTGCTGCTCCGATCAACTGCTTCTGGCAGAAGGACGCCATCGAAATCCTGCCCGGTCGCTACGCGGTTCCAGCCGACGCCGGTGCGAACGTGATGCGTGCTTCCACCGATCAGGGGATCGAGTTGGTCATGCAGAAACAGTACGACATCAACACGATGAAGACTCGCTATCGCTTGGACACGCTCTTCGGGGTTGTGAACAAGCAGCCTGAGATGAGCGGGATCATCCTGTTTGGTCAGCCCTAAGAGGTCTCAATCATTGGGGAGGGCGGTTGACTCCGCCCTCCCTTTTGTGTATCAGCTTCTTATGCCTCTCAAAAAAGGATATTCGCAGAAGACGATCTCCAAAAATATCAGTAAGGAGATGAAAGCCGGATACCCGCAGAAGCAAGCCGTTGCGATGGCTCTAAGTTCTGCCCGCAAATCCCGTGTTTCCGCTGGTGTGCCTGTTGGGAGGGCTAGAAAGTAATGGAGTTTCCGGCATTAGTTTATAAAGCGGAAGGAAAATACATTCGTCCTCATGGGACGTATGACTTTGTTGGTGTAAACGATCAACAGGAACTGGAGCAGAAGCTCGGTGAAGGCTGGTTTGATAGTCTTCAGGCTGCCATTGAAGGAGAGGCCGAAAAGGACACTTCTGAGCCCGTTTTGGACGATGACGCCCCTCCTACTAGGGAAGAGCTAGAAACCAAAGCTACAGAGCTTGGAATCAAGTTTGATGGACGGTATTCTGACAAGAAGATCGCCCAGATGATCGACGAAGCACTCGCTAAATAACATGTGGACCAAGAAACAGATTATTGAGCAAGCATTCGAGGAGATTGGGTTGGCGTCGTATGTTTTCGACATCACCGCCGATCAACTCGAAAGCGCACTCAGGCGTCTGGATCTCATGGTCGCTTCTTGGCAGGCTCGAAACATTCAGATTGGTTACCCGCTGCCGGCCAGCCCTGGCAACAGCAACATCGACGAGCAGATCCAAACCTCGCTCAACAACAATGAAGCACTGGTGCTTAACCTTGCTGTTCGTCTTGCTCCTGCATACGGCAAATCTGTATCGCCAGACACGAAGGCGACTGCGAAACTGCTGTATGACCAGCTTTTGATTGAGGCTGCAATGCCTTACGAACAGCAGTTTGTGGGGACACTCCCGCTTGGTGCAGGCTACAAGCGCACCGATCAGGTGTTTGTTAACCTGCCAGATCTCAACCCGCTCATCGTTGAAAACAACGATCAGATGCTATTTAAGAACTCTTAGTCATGGCTATCGAACGCTTGTCCCTGCTGGACACAATCACTGCGAGCACCTACTTCGCAGTCAACGTCAACAACCAAGACTACCGTGCTGCCGCTGACACTGTCGCCCAGTACGTCCAGTCTCAAGGCGCATCCGGGGATGGAAAGATCATCCAATACGCAGGCCCGACATCCACGGGATTCAGCGTCACTATCAACAACAGCAGTGCCAGTGTGTGGTTGGTGCTCACTCCCAACGCTACTATGGCGGCTGGCACAATCGTTCTACCTGATGTTGCGAATTGCGTGGAGTCTCAGGAAATCATTGTGAGTTCGTCTCAAACAGTGACGGCTTTGACGATCAACCTCAATGGCGCTCTAGGCGTTGGGACTCCTACGACGATCTCCTCTGGAGGCTTCTTTACACTGCGCTTTGAACCAATCCTCAAGACTTGGTATCGTGTTGGATAACTACTAAATTTATGGGCCTCGCTTTTCAACCCGCTTACAACCTCGGCGTCACCGTCACGCCGAATGTCACTTCAGCTTCTGTCACTCTGGGATTCACCTCTGAATCTGTGGTGTTCACTAACCTCGGTTCAACTATCGTCTACGTTCGCGTAGGCAATGCTGGAAGTGGCGCACCTGCAACGACTGCCGGCTATCCCGTGCTGGTTGGCTCTCAGGTGAGCATTGGCAAGGATCAGGACGACGACACTGTCTCGTTCATCTCGCCCGGTGGAGCTGGCTCACTGCACATCATTCAAGGAATTGGCCTGTAATGATTCGGTTCCTGTCCAGACGCCGATCAAAGACTCCTGCAACGGCTGGTGGAGTGCCTCCTCCCCCAGTGACGTTCACTTACTTGCGTCCCGGTGGAGTGGATACCTACAGACGTCCTGACGGCACTTCAGACTACATTAGACCCTAATTATGGCTGACCTCACAGTTTCTTCTGATATTGATTCTTTCCTTCAGTCTGCAAGCAGGCAGGCGGCAATGGATAACCTCGCTGGCGCTACGACTTCAGGTCAATACTTGAGAGGGGATGGATCTGATGTTGTTATGTCTGCCATTCAGGCTGGGGATGTACCCACCCTGAACCAGAACACGACTGGCACGGCAGCAAACGTCACCGGCACTGTGGCCATTGCAAATGGCGGCACTAACGCAACAACGGCTCAGGCTGCCATTTCAAGTCTGGGTGTTGGAATGCGGATGGTCGAGGCGCAGACAACGGCCAACATCGTGGGAACGATGGCTACTGGTCCTGAGCCAGACACGTTTACTGTCACGGCAACAGGAGTGTTTACCACTGATGGTTACACTCCAGTTTTGGGTGACATTATTGCGTTTACGCTTCAGGGCGGCGGCACATCCACTCAAAACGGGTTTTGGGAAGTCACAACTGTGGGTGCTGTGGGTGTATCTGCAGTTTTTACACGCCCAGCTTGGTTTACTGGCGTTGTCAGAAACGGAATGTACATGACTCGTTTTGGCGCAACCCAAGGCGGTTACGTGATGGCATTTTTTGCGCCGGGAGGAAATGCTGACATCACAGTTGGCACAACGACAATGCAGGTTGTGCGAGTTAATCAAAGACTTGCGAACGCAACAAATTCGATCAATTTGTACACTGGATACCAAACCTTTAGGGCAAGTGGTGCCAGCGCAAATCAAGCTCCGTTCTTTTTTCAGACTGGGGCAGCATTAATGACTGCACCTCAAGCAAATGCTGTTGAGTGGTTTAACGACCAGATGTACCTAACAAACGCAGCAGGAGTTCGGACAACCAACACAAATCATGTTGCCATTCCTGCCACTGCGACATCCACGGGTCAGGTTGGTCAAATTGCCGTGGACAACGCAGGTAGCTGGTTATATGTGTGCACCGCTACAAACGTGTGGAAACGAGTGCTACTTGCCACATTCTAACCATGCCTCGTAAATCTACATCCCTGTCTGTTGGTCGCGGCGAGAAGCTGCCTGTGTCCAAGGGCGCCGGGTTGACTGCCAAGGGACGAGCCAAGCACAACGCTGCTACAGGCAGCAACCTAAAGGCTCCTGCTCCTAATCCCAAGACCAAGGCTGATGCTGGACGCAAGAAGTCTTTCTGTGCTCGTATGAGCGGTATGCCGGGGCCCATGAAGGACGAGAAGGGCCGGCCAACAAGAAAAGCTGCTTCACTCAAACGCTGGAACTGCAAATGAAAAAAGGTTTATACAGTAACATCGCAGCTAAACGCGAACGCATCGAGGCTGGCTCAAAGGAGCGTATGCGCAAGCCGGGCTCCAAGGGAGCACCCACTGCTGCCGCATTTAAGGCTTCTGCGAAGACCGCAAAGAAGAAGTAATGCAAGTACCAATCCTCAACGGCATCTACACTGACACCGCTGGGGACTTCCGCGTGGAGTACCCACGCAACATGATTCCTGTCATACTCAACTCAGGAATCTCTGCTGCATACCTTCGCCCAGCAGACGGTATCGTAAGCCTTGGCGCTGGCCCAGGTATTGACCGTGGAGCCATCGAGTGGCAGGGGCTTTTGTACCGCGTGATGGGCACCAAGCTGGTGTCGATCTCTAGTACAAACGTAGTCACTGTTATAGGGGACGTAGGAGGTACTGGTCAGGTCACGTTTGACTATTCCTTCGACTACTTGGCAATCGCATCAGGAGGCAGGCTGTTCCTGTATCGTCCAAGCACTGGACTCCAGCAGGTCACCGATCCTGATCTGGGGACTGTGGTCGATGTCGTCTGGGTGGACGGCTACTTTATGACGACAGATGGGGAGTTCCTGATCGTCACAGAACTCAACGATCCGTTCTCAGTCAACCCGCTCAAGTACGGTTCTGCTGAAGCTGATCCTGACCCTATCGTTGCACTGCTCAAGGTCCGTAACGAGGTCTACGTACTCAACAGGCACACCATTGAAGTCTTCGACAACGTGGGCGGCCAGTTTTTCCCATTCCAGCGCGTAGAAGGGGCACAGGTGCAGCGTGGAGTTATTGGCACTCATGCCTGTTGCAACTTCATGGAGTCCATCGCGTTCATCGGCGGTGGCAGGAACGAGGCTCCTTCTGTCTGGCTTATCTCTGGCAGTAATGCAGAACGGATTGCAACTAGGGAGATTGACCAACTGCTTACTGAATTTACAGAGGAAGAGTTATCCAACGTCCTTGTCGAGGCTCGTGTAGACAAGGGCTACAGGCACCTGTTCATCCATCTGC